GGAAACTAGCCCCTCTACTTACATCTAAAGGGCATCAATATGGCTACTACATATCTTACACTTGTTAATGAACTATTACGTAGATTAAATGAAGTTACTCTAGACACTGCAGGTGATGGTTTTACAACTGTACGTAATGTACAAGCTTTAGCAAAAGATGCAATCAATAATAGTATTAGACTCATTGTTCAAACTGGACAAGAGTTTCCTTTTTTAAAAACAACAGAAACACAAACACTTACTGCAGGTACTAGGCAGTATAGTTTTCCTACTGATTACTCTAGCACAGATTGGGATACGTTTTATCTTAAAAAGCTAACCTCTAAAGATAATACCCCTGTAAGATTAAAGCCAATCAGTTATGATGACTATATTCAAAACCATAGAAACATTGATGATACAGGTAATCAAACAGATGGAGATGGTGCTCCAATATACGTATATCAAACACTAGAAGAAAAGTTTGGTGTAACTCCTGTGCCAGATGCAGCATACCAAGTAGAGTACATCTATTGGTCTTTCCCCAGTGACTTAACTAACTTTAATGATACTTCAGTTATACCTGATAGGTTTAACCACGTTGTTATTGATGGCGCTATGATGTTTATGATGCGCTTTCGTAGCAATGAACAAAGTGCTGCCATGCATCAAAACAACTTTGATGATGGCATAAAGCAGATGCGTAGAGTGTTAGTTGATGATCCTCTTATTGTAAGATCTACAGTAATAACAAGATCTAATACAAGTACATTCGGGAGATTTATTTAACAATGGCAGATAATCTAGCCTCGTTTAAGATATTCTGTCAGGGTGGGCTAAACACTAGTAGAGATGTTTTATCTCAGGGTGAAACTACACCTGGTTCTGCTATAAAGCTTACAAACTATGAGCCATCTGTTACAGGTGGTTATCGTAAGATAAATGGATTTAGTAATGACTTTGGAACAGTAACAGGTACAGGAAATGTGCTTGGAGTCTGTGTAGCTAATGGTATTAATGATGGTATATTAGCTTGTAGGACTCCTTCTAGTGGTAATAACTATTTACATAAATGGAACAACTCTACAAGTGCATGGGATGCCGTAACTACTTCTGGATCACCTACTATGTCAGGTGTGACAAAAGTTAGATTTACTAAATATAATTTTGGTAGCCCAAAGGTAATACTTACAGATGGTGTAAACCCTGCTGCTACATATGATGGATCAACATATACTCAAATAACACACGCCAACGCTCCTGATGACCCCAAAGTATCTGCTGTATTTCAAAACCATATGTTTCTAGCAGCAGACCCTAATGAAGATACTAACTTATATTTTAGTGCTCCTTTAGCAGAAACAGATTTTAGTGTAGCTAATGGCTCTGGTGTAATAAATGTAGGTTACCCTATAGTAGCTATAAAGACGTTTCGTGATGCTTTGTTTATTTTTGGCAGTAACAACATTCGTAAGCTTGTTGGTAATAATATTTCTAATTTCGTATTAGAGTCTGTTACAGATAATCTTGGATGTTTAGCTACAGATAGTGTTATAGAAATAGGTGGAGACTTACTATTCTTATCTCAAGATGGTCTACGTCCTATTTCTGGTACAGATAAAATAGGTGACGTTAACCTAGAAACTGTATCAAAAGATATTCAATCAGTCTTTACAGATGTTGTTTTTGATATTGACTTAGATGGTTTAAACGCTGTTGTTATTAGAGGTAAAACGCAATTTAGGTATTTCTTTGCTGCTGCTGATACGCAAGGTGTTATAGGTGGATTTAGACAAACACCTAATGGTTTACAGTTTGAGTATGGGCAATTATTAGGTATCACAGCTACCTGTGCAGATAGTGGTTACATAGGACAAAACGAATTTGTATTACATGGAGATAGTACAGGTAAAGTTTATAGACAAGAAAAAGGTAACAGATTTGGAGGAAGCGATATATTTAGTGCTTTCCAAACTCCTTACTTATATATGCAAGATCCAGAGCAGCGTAAAATATTTTATACTATAGCAACTTATTTACGCTCTGAAGGCGATAATGAAATATTAATGTCAGCAGTGTATGATTACGAAGATGTAAATGTCTTAAACCCAAATGACTTTACAATAAGTAATACGAATGCTGCAGCTTATTATAATGAGGCTGCGTATGCTGCTGCTGATGCTACTAGTGGTGCTGTTTACGATGGTAGTCCTGCGCCCATACGAAGAACAAATGTGTCAGGATCAGGAAAATCAATTTCAATAAGATATGTTACAAATGACACAAAACCTTCACACAGTATACAAGGTTTCGTAATTACATTTGGGGTAGGAGATAGGTTATAAAATGGCAGGTTATTCAAGACAATCCTCATCAACAATACAACCTAATGAGGTTATTAAAGCTGCACCAGTAAACGCAGAGTATAACGCAATACGAGATGCGTTTGCTTTATCAGGTGGGCATAAACATGACGGTAGTTCAACTGAAGGTGCATACGTACCTCTCATAGCTGATACTGATGCTTTAAACAAAGTCGCAGTAGATACAAGTAACAATAGACATGGGGTGTTTGTTGAGGTTTCTTCTTCAGCAGTTGAACAAGTTAGATTTCAAGACGGTGTAATTGTACCTGTAACAGACAATGATATAGACTTAGGCACAAGTTCTGTAGAGTTTAAAGATTTATATCTAGATGGTACAGCTACAGTAGACACACTTCAAGTGGATGAAAACGCTACAGTAACAGGTAATCTTTCTGTAAATGGAAACACTACACTTGGTAATGCAGCTACAGATACAGTTACGTTAACTGCTGATGTTGCTTCTGCTATTTTACCCTCTGCAGATGATACACATGACTTGGGTGCTACAGGTTCTGAGTGGCGTGATTTATATATAGATGGGCAAGCTAACATAGACACTCTTGCTGTTGATGCAAATGCTACAGTGGCAGGTACACTTGTAGTAACAGGGGCTACTACATTAAACGGTGGCCTTACTATGGACTCAAACAAGTTTACCGTTGCAGATACAAGTGGCAACACTTCCATTGGTGGCACTCTTGCAGTCTCTGGCGCAACTACATTAGCTGCTACATCTTTTGGTGATGCAAACATTACGAATGTAGGAGATATAGCGTTAGACAGTATTAGTGCAGATGGTAGCACAATTACTATTACTGGTAACACTACATTTGCTGATGGCTCTTTTGATTTTAATATAGCCTCTCACGATGGTACAAATGGACTTGCTCTTGGTGGCACAGTAGTAACTGCTACTGCTGCAGAACTAAACATCATGGATGGAGTAACTGCAACTACTGCTGAACTTAATATTATGGATGGTGTTACAGCCACTACTGCAGAGCTAAACATACTTGATGGGGTAACCTCAACAGCAGCAGAGTTAAATATATTAGACGGTGTTACTGCCACTGCTGCAGAACTTAATACACTAGATGGCGTCACAGCAGTTGTGGGGGAACTTAACGCACTAGACTTAGGAAGTACTGCAGTTGGTACTGCTATTGCATCTAAGGCTGTAGTTTTAGACTCTAATAAAGATTACACAGGTATTCGTAACTTTACAATAACAGGCAACTTAACTGTAGGGGGTACTACTACAGTTGTAGATACTGTTACTATGAATGCACAGAATGCTGTGGTATTTGAAGGTGCTACTGCTGATGATCACGAAACTACACTTACTATTGTAGATCCTACAGCAGACCGTACAATCAATCTACCAAATCAAAGTGGTACTATTCCTGTACTAGCTGCAGTAAGTGCCACTCAAATTAGTGCTACTCCTGAAGAGTTAAACATCATGGATGGTGGTACATCTGCCACATCTACTACACTTGCAGATGCAGATAGAGTTGTAGTTAATGATGCAGGGACTATGAAGCAGGTAGCCCTTACTGACTTTGAAACATATATGGAGACATCTTTAGATACTCTCAGTAATGTAACTACAGTAGGTGCATTAAATAGTGGTAGCATCTCAAGTGGCTTTGGTGCTATAAACAATGGCTCAAGTGCTATTACCACAACAGGCACTGTAACTTATGGTAGTTTGTCAGACGGAACGATAACTATTACAGGCTTTGTTGATGAAGACGATATGTCATCTAATAGTGCAACATTAGTTCCTACACAACAGTCAGTAGAAGCTCGTATCCAAGCTGTAAACGCAACTGCTAATAATGTAACAGGTCTTAATGCTACAGGTGCAGAGCTTAATACTGTAGCAGATGTATCAGCAATTAGTCCTGACACTTCTACAGCAGTAGCGAACAATGATGCAATATTAATGTTTGATAATTCAGCTACAGGATTAAAATATTTTGATGTTGATTTATTAGATACTTATTTTGCAGCTACTACAAAAACTTTAACAAACAAAACACTTACAAGTCCTGTTGTAACAGGCTTGCATTTTAATGATGCAGGTTTTACTGTAGAAGGTTCTAGTGCTGACGGTAATGAAACTACTGTAGCTTTTACTAATCCATCTGCAGACAGAACTATTACATTCCCTGATGCTACAGGTACGGTTGCTTTACTAGCAAGCCCTACTTTTACAGGGACACTAACTGCACCTACTGTAAACGCATCAACGGCTTTACAAATAGGTGGAGTAGCTGTAACATCTACTGCAGCAGAGTTAAACATACTTGATGGTGTAACTTCTACTGCAGCAGAGTTAAACATACTTGATGGTGCTACAGCAACTGCATCAGAACTAAATTTACTAGATGGTGATACTTCTGTTGGTGGTTCAATAACACTGGCAGATGCTGACGGTTTTGTAGTTAATGATGGTGGAACAATGAAAACTATCCCTGCATCAGATGTAAAAACTTATGCAAGTGGTAGCTCTGCCACTAAAGGATTTGCCATTGCTATGGCAATAGTATTTGGATAGAAAGGTAAAGTAAATGGCAACCCCAAATATAATTAATGTAGCAACTATTACTCCAAAGGTAGCAGTTGGTGCAGTGACAACAAGTAGAGCAGACATCGTTGATGTACCTGCAGAAAACTGTGCAAAGATAAACACGTTAATGATATCAAACATAGATGGTACAAAT